TAGTATGACGAAAAAAACTAAGACCAATGACTTGATCGATGAGTTGGGTAATGTGAATCGAGGCGAACCGACACTCGCTGAGATAAATGATACCTTTCCATCAGATCATGAGCTAAGTCTAAGACAAGCAGCTATCAATCCCGGTCACTATAAAGAAATTGTGCCCGGATTTGAATACTTTGATATCATGGACCATGTGCTTAAAGGATGGAAAGGCTCTCAAGCAGCTAGTCTAGCTAATGCTTATAAGTATATGTTCAGGTTAGGTAAGAAAGATGCAGTACTACAAGACCTAGGTAAGGCCTTATGGTACCTTGAACGTCTTCATAAAGACATTGAAGACAATGGTAAAAGGTGATTCTACCTAGAGGATTCTCTTCTAAAAGAATAAACCGTAGTAAAATCAATCAATAGGAAGTATTATTATGAACGCAAAAGCAACAAAGAAAAACAGCACCCAAGTAGCAGTAGTCCGTGATGTGGAATTCCACTATCCTCACTTAGCTAGCCCACATGCCCCATTCGGCAATGATATTTGGGATGTCCAACTTCGGACCAACGATCAAGACACTGCAAAGCGTCTAACTGATCTAGGTGTTGGTATTAAGAAGCATGACGATGGTTACTTCTTCGGTAACGTAAAACGCCCTACCACCAACAAGGCAGGTGACGTTAACGAGGCTCCAGAAGTATTAGATGCAGCTAAATCTAAAACAGCTATCAATCCACGTAATATTGGTCACGGCTCTAAAGGCCATGTTAAGCTATTCTCTTACGAGTATAACTTTAATGGTAAAGCTGGCACTGGTGTACAGTTATTGGCTATACAGATCACCGATCTAGTGAAGTATGAGCCAAAGTCTGATAGTGATGACTTCGGTATTGAAGGTGATGCAGTAGAAGCTGCGGACTTTTAAACTTGTGGGGTCAGCAATGGCCCCTTATTCTAAAAAGAGGAAATAATTATGAATAGTAAAACTAAAGGTACCCAGAAGCCTTGGGAATGTGAACACTGCGGTAAAACTGGTAAAAATCGTGCCAACTATCGTAGAGATCATGGTAGCCGCTGCCCTAATTATCTAGTAGCAAAATCTGGGCGTGATAGATTGCTAGGATTTACAGTAGGTGTTGCATCTATCAGTGTTCTATGGGGAATATCAGCATGGGTACTGTAGAGCTGTTATCTGAGAAAGTAATTAATCTAGTAAAGCAATACACACGAGGTCATCAAACCGCTGAAGATGTATTAAATGAACTAGAGCAAGTACTTATCAATGATGGGTATGTTACCCCCGAAGAGCTTAACCTAGGTGGCTCCAATGAGGGCCAAGACCTTTAAGGAGGTTATATGAAAAATATAATTGTAGACATTGAGACTGATGGGTTATTAACAGAATTAACCTCAATCTGGTGTATAGCAATCAAAGAGGTAAATGGTAGTACATTATCATTCTCAGACTATGATGACAATCTACCTAATAATGCTGAAGCTATCCCCTATATGGAAGCTGCTGATCGTATCATAGGTCATAACTTCATAAGGTTTGATGGTCCTGCTATCACAAAGATACTAGGTTATACCATACCCTGTGAAAAGATCTATGATACGTTAATCATGTCACGCTTAAATCAGTTCAACAGAATAGGTAAACATAGTATGAAGTCTTGGGGTGAGAATCTGAACTTCCCCAAAGGTGATTATAATGACTGGTCTGAATACAGTCCTGAAATGATGGAGTATTGTATACAGGATGTCACTGTAAACGAAGCTATCTATCATAGAATAGTCAAGGAAGCTGATATTATCCTAAGTAATACTTCAGGTAAATATCAACAAGCTATTGATATTGAGCATAAAATGTCTCACTATACAGCCATGCAATGTGCTAACGGCTGGGAGTTTGACCAAGAAGGTAAGTTAAATTTAATGAAATTAATTCAAGATGAATTAACCCACATTGAAGAAACTGTAGAACCCCTCCTTGGCTCAATAACAATAATGATTGATAAGGAACCTAAATCACCTAAGTATAAGAAGAATGGCGAGTACACCTCTGTATCTGCCAGAGTCTTAGGTGAGTACTTAGGTACTTATGTAGACCCTTCCGATGCGTTGAAGGTACCACCCCCTATAGCACCCGGTACCAACTTTCAACGGAGTGTACTGACACCTGCACGTATAGGCAATCAAGATCATCTGAAAGACTACCTAGAGCGTAATGGTGTTGTATGGGATGACTGGAACTTCAAGAAAGTAGATGGTTCCTTTGTAAAGACCTCACCTAAACTAACTACCAGTGCCTTAACACGTATAGGGCCAACTGGTGTTATGATAGATAGGTTCTTCACGCTACGTGCTAGGCTATCAGTACTAACAGGATGGGAAAAGATGTACTGGAATAGTCGTCTTCATGGTGATGTAATAGATATAGGTGCTGCCACAGGTAGGCAAACACATATCGGTATAGCTAATATACCTTCCCCTAAAGCTGCCTATGGCTCTGAAATACGTAAGTTATTCAAAGTCCCTAAAGGTAAAACAATCATATCAGCAGATGGTGCATCTTACCAAGCCCGTATCATGGCACACTTTACTAAAGATAAAGAGTTCATAAAAGAAATTACCATAGGTGATATACACCAGAAGAACGCTGATGCAATAGGATGTTCTAGAGCAGAGGCTAAACCATTCTTCTTTGCATGGGCTTTCGGTGCAGGTGGGCGTAAACTAGCTAGCATCTTAGGTATACCTGAATCTGCTGGTAATAAAGCCAAGAATAAGTTTCTTAATCGATGGCCTACTCTGCGTGATCTAACAAAAAGATCACAAGTTGCAGCACAGAGAGGATATTTATATGGTGTTGATGGTCGAAAGATTATCGTAGAAGAAAGCTATAAAGCATTTTGTTATCTTATTCAAGGTACAGAAGCTATCATCTTCAAACACACTATAGTAGATATCAATGAAGGATTCGAAGCCGCTGGTATAAAGTTCTTACAATTACTTGCGTATCACGATGAGTGTAGCTGGGAAATAGACCCTGTTGATGCTGGTCAAGCAGAAGGAATTATAAGACGTTGCTTTGAAGAAACACCTAAGAAATTTGGCATAACTCTTATGTGCGCTGGTGATGTTAAATGTGGTAATGACTATCTGGAGGTACACTAATGAATAGTAAACCAATTAGTAAGAAATTCTTAAAAGGTTTTATAATTAATGTTGTAGAAGGTAGCATAGAACGTACTATTTATATCGATGCTATCAGCCAAGAAGAAGCCGAAGAACTAGCTATAACTGAGTTTTGCTCTCTAGTAGGGGCCAACCCAGATTATAATAATGCTGAAGCTACAACAATATAATGGAGGTTCACTGATGAAATATTACTATGATGCTGATGCATTAGTATATGTAGCTTCTTGGGGTGATAAAACACTTGAAGAAGCTTTAGAGAAACTAGACCATTCTATAGAGGCAGTCTTAGCAGAACTATGGGCACATATAGATGATGTAACCTTTGTAGTTAAGGGTAAAGGAAACTTTAGGCACGATATATACCCACAGTATAAATCTCACCGAAAGTCTGAAGAAGACCCTGAAAAGAAAGCTATCATGGATGCTGTATACGAGCGATTGGTTAACCACTATAAGGCTATTAAAGCTGATGGTGAAGAAGCTGATGATGTAGTAGCCTATCTTGCAATGGCTAACAATGGTACCATAATCAGTCCAGATAAAGATCTGCGGACTGTACCTGTACCAGTGTATAACCCTCAAAAAGATATACACCACCCTGCCGACATAGACGGTGCGCATCTACTGTTACACTTACAGATGTTAACAGGTGATAGTACAGACGGTATACCCGGTATTAAAGGTATCGGTATCAAGAAGGCTGAGAAAATCCTGCTAATGGTACCAACGTCCAATAGGTTATCTGTTGTAAAAGAAGCCTATCGTACGCTGTCTAATGAACCTGAATGGTTAAAGTATTGTCAGCTTATGACTGACCTGATCTATATCCGTCAGGAACCCAATGAGCGTTATAATGTGCAAACAGGTAAAAAGGAGATACTGAATGCCTAACTACAGTAAGGAATTATGGGAACTGCATATGCTATGCCCCGTAAAACCCTTATCGATTAACGCTGCTTATACTTTGAAGCGCAAGAAAAGCGCCAAGTATAGGAAGTTCGAAGAGTTAATGGCGTTGGAGTTATTTGGTTATGAAATACCTCCGAATCGTAACGTTGCAGAAATGCGATTCAAGCTTGACATTCAGTGGGGATTCGCTACGTCATTAAGTGATGTAGATAACCCCATTAAAACACTGCTAGATGTATTACAAAGATGGTTCGGCTTCGATGATAAACAGATCATGAAGATCGCAGCTACTAAAGTTATAGTAGGGAGAGGCCGAGAGTATCTTAGTTTTACACTAACAGAAATACAAGAAAACAAGGAGTAAGTTATGGGAAGTGGTCTATTCCAAAGGCACAGTAGTTGTGCCAAATGTGACAGTTCAGATGCAGTTGCAGTATACCTAGAAGACGATGATCGTCTATCAGGTTATTGCTTTAGCTGCTCTACAAATTATTACAACTATGAAGAAGGTGAAAAGCCTAAGGAGTCCTATGTGCAAATAGAAGCAGATGCAGTAATACCAGTGAGTGGGTTACCCTATGGTACTGCTGCTAAACGAAAGATAGGTAAGAAGGTAGCCGAGATGTTTGGAGTTAGAAGCTCCTATGATTCTAATGGTCAAGTAGATACTGTCTACTATCCCTACCACAAAGATCAAGAAGAGCTAGGTAGCAAAGTAAGAACAATGCCTAAAACCTTTAGATTCCAAGGTGATATGGGAGATCAGTTATTCGGTCAACAGAACTTCGCAGGAGGAGGAAAAAGACTAGTAATAACAGAGGGGGAAGAAGACACTCTCGCCATAGCTGAATCTTATGAACAGAAAGGACCCATATACCCTGTAGTCTCTTTAGCATCAGCAAGCAATATGAAAGCACCTCTAGCACAACGAGAATGGCTAAGATCTTTCGGTGAAATATGCTTGTGGATGGATGCTGATAAAGCAGGTGAAGAAGCTATATTAAAGCTAGCTAAAATATGTGGCTACGACAAGGTTAAGATAGTTAAAGGTAAAGAAAAAGATGCATCAGATGAGTACACTA